GCTATGGATTGCGTGTATATATATGCTATTCAGGAATTGATTTCCCAAGGGCGAATGGAAGAGGTTCTAATCGACGGGGAGTACAATTATCGTTCGCCAGCACCAAAATTATTTTAACATTAACAAAATGAAAAACTATACAGAGATCTTAAAAACTTGTATTAATATCGCTGAGGACAGACAAAAACACTATGGCGAAGCCAGCAAGAGTCTTGAAAAATGTTCAGATATTTTAAAAGATGTGTTTAATATTGATTTAAACGTAGAAGAAATATGTAAAGTTCTGATAGCGCTAAAATTATCGAGATTGAATTATAAATTCAAAGAAGATTCATACGTGGACATAATAAATTATATCGCGATTATGATAAATGATAAGAAACAAAACTAATTGCGACCTAGTCGCTTTAATATATATTATTTTTTAAAACACACAACTATGTTTGAAAGTTTACAAAACATCATGGATGATCTAAATAGTTTAGATGCTTCCAAAATAGAAGGAGGTTCTTATACTAATATTAAAACAGCGAGAGCGTTATTGATGGATCTTCGTGATGAAGCGCAAGCGTTAAGATTGAAATTAATGAATTACTACTATGCTAAACACCCGAAAGCAACCAAGGAAGTCAAAAAAGCAACGTTTGATGTAAAATAATCAAAAATCCCTATGTACAACACAACTCAATTAAATCCAGAAACTAGTTTTGAAAAACATGTTTTTCATCGCGATCAATTTGCCCATTACCTTCGATGGAGTCATGTGCTTAAAATCGCTGAAATCGGAATGAACATATTAGATTTTGGATGCGGATCCGGAAACATTTATGAAGTCTTTTATAGAAATAAGTTTGCTCCTAAAAGATTCCTTGGATTAGATATTAGAAAACAAACCATAGAAAAGAATAAAATCAAGTTTCCGAAAGCTGAATGGGGTGACGAAGATCTAGTGAATATGAAACAAAACTACGGAAATGATTGGGACATTATAACGTCATTCGAGGTGCTAGAGCATATTGGAAAGAACAACGGAGACAAATTCTTACAAAACATCCGTCTTCATTCCAATGACAAGACCTTATCTTGATTTCAACTCCTAATTATGATGAGCAGGTTGGGGCCGCTGGGAATCATACTTATGACAGTGGAGATGGCAGAGGTATTGCACCTCAAGAATATACTTATCAAGAATTACAAGAATTATTCAGTAAGTATTTCATCGTCGAAAAGGTTTGGGGAACATTCGCATCCATTAAAGATTATAAAGAACATATGAATGATTGGCAGAAGCAAATGTTCGAATCTTTACATGAGTATTTCGATGTTAATCTCCTAGCTAATTTGATGGCTCCGATGTTTCCAGAACAATCTAGAAACTGTTTATGGCAACTCAAAATAAAATAACCCTATTCACTATGAACGATCCAATCATCGGAAATAATTTCAATGATATTTACAAAGAGCTCATCCGGGCTGTATTGCAAGGAAATCAAGTATCACCTAGGGGTCAATTAACATACGAATTGACTCCAGGGATATTTGAATTGACTGATATTAGAAAATCATTACTCACTTTAGAAGCTAGAAAACTAGCTTATAAATTTAATGCCGCTGAAAAACTTTGTTATATTACTGGAAATAGTGGAGAAGATATTCTTCCGAAATACGCCCCAAATATAGCTAAGTTTATTAATCCGGAAACGAAGAAATTCGATGGATCGTACGGCCCCAGGTTGATAAAACAATACCAATATGTTTTAGATCTTTTAAAAAGAGATCCGGATACAAGACAAGCATTATTAACAGTTAATAATTTTCACGATGATCTTCATGAGAGTTTGGATATTCCTTGCACATTGAGTCTCCAATTCTTAATCAGAAATAATAAATTGAATTTGATAGTCAATATGCGAAGTAATGATTTACTCTGGGGGACCCCTTATGATGTATCTCAATTCACATTTATCCAGGAATGCTTCGCTTGTTTACTGGGGATCGAACCGGGTAGTTATATTCATAACGCGGGATCGATGCATATATATCAGAGAGACGAAGAGACATTTAAAAAAATATTAGAATCGAATGACACCAATATTAAAATCCAATTACCAGTGGATATAAAATCTTGGGAACAATTACAAGACCAATCTATAAATGTGTTGCAAGGAAATAACTCCAATAACTCAGTAGACTTCGATAACATTCTGACACCATATTTTAATAATTTATATAAAACATTATGGGAATAATTATACCGCAAAAGAAGAATGATTTTCTACCGAGGATTTCCTGTTCCACTAGATATAGGAATCAAGTAGAAAAAAAGAAAAAAGAACTCAAGATCACTTATACAAATATGATAAGACTGGCTTTTGAACAGGTTTGGAAAATACCGAAAGAATAACATATTTCTCGAATTTGTACTATATTTTGTATTTACATTTATAAATAACTATATATAATGATCTCGTAGGATAAATTAACCCCAACCCCTATGACAGAAAGTAAAGCATATATTATTTTAGAGAAAGCTGGTTATGGATTCAAAGAGATCCATGATATATGTGAAAAAAAGAAAATTGATGTGACCGCATTGGCTACTCAAGAATTATTGTCAAGAGATACACCTTTATTTCTCAATTATTCATTTTAATTTATGACTTTAATTAACCCTAGTATTATGAACCATGATTATGAAGTCGAACTAGACTTATATCCAGAGAACTTTGAGCCGGCTTATTTACTCGATAACCCCAATGAAAATGAAAACTTGTTCTAAAGATCATACGCATGATATTTCTGATAATTCTACCGATAACTTTTGTTGGTTCTGTGGAAGTCCAATGGTGGAAAGTCATATTACTACTTGCACTTGTGGTAATATTCCATTTCCGTCGGACAAGTTTTGTGTAAAATGCGGAAAAGATTTAAAAGAACTTATATCTTCAGAAAATTAAATTCAAATATTTTAACTTTTATACAATGACCAATGATGACGTAATAAGAAATGCTCAGTATCGAAAGAATCTCTCAATTGCCTTCTTTAATGCAACTAATAACGCTATGCAGATTATTCAGGCACTCAACAAGGATTTTAAGAACGTGGATCTCGGACTCGTTCAAAGAGAAATTCGTTATTGGAGAGATTGGCTCTTAGAAGAGCATAAGGCATATTATGCAGAAAACATTGCCAATGTTGGACTTAATTATGATGCCAAGGAAACTATTAAAAAATTAGAGTCTGCAAAAACTATCGACGAATTGAGAAATATGTGGTTAAGTCTTTCTGAAGACGAGAGAGGTAATCAGGAAATTATAAACAGAACTCAAGAACTTAAAAAACAACTAATATGAAAAAAATAGACGTAGAGCAAAGGTCTCCCGAGTGGGATCAGTTAAGAAAAACTCGTATCACTGGAACGATGGTCAAGAATATAATGGGTACGCCCAGAGCAAGAAAGGAAGCGTTTTATGAAGCAATAGCGAATAGACTTACCGTCGGGGTTGAGGAAGATTATGAGAATCCTATGGATCGTGGAACCAGGTTGGAACCAGACGCGATCGCTACATTCGAATTAGAAACTGGCAAAAGTGTAGAAAGAGTAGGATTTTGCGAGAGTGATGACAACGAGGCTATAGCAATGAGTCCAGACGGATATGTTAAAGATACTAACTACACCGAAGCAGTTGAGGCAAAGTGTATGGGAGGCAAAAATCACGTTAAATTGTGGCTAGAGAATGAGATCCCAGATGAATACTACTGGCAGGTTGTCCAATACTTCGTAGTCAATGATGATCTTCAAACACTTTATTTCATAGGATACAATCCAGATATTCCAGCACATCCTTTGCATATAATTGAAGTAAAGAGAGATGTAGTATCAAGTTCAATCGAGAAATCAAGAGCTGAACAGGAAGCCTTCCTCGAAGAAGTGAATCGAAAATTGAAAGAAATTATTAGCTTTTAAACTATGAAACTAAAAATTGAATTCATAAAGCATGAAGAAAAGACTTCTACTAAAACCGGGAAACCTTTTACAACTTGTTCGATCAAGTCGGGAGGAGAGTATTACAATGGTTTTGGTAATGCTCAAACTAAAAGTTGGCAAGTAGGAGATGAAGTCGAAGTCGAAACTTATGAGGAAGAGTATAACGGAAAGATGTACAAGAAGTTTAAGGTACCGAAGGAATCCGAACAATTCAAACAGGCATTAGATCTTATGGCTAGAGAGTTGAAAGAACTTAAAGACAGAGTATTGAAGTTAGAGGGTGGAGTTTC